AAGGTGTCTCGGCAGTTAAAGTACAGACGCCTTTGGTTTGTCCTGACGGCACTACTCAAACGCCCGCCGGTTGCTTGACTGCGCCACTCACCCAGCCTGAATTTGTCGAGCAGATTTCACAAAAGCCAATGCCTCACGCTGTCCCAACTGACATGCCGGGGCATCCTTTGCCAGTGGAGTCCCCAAGCCCGATTTTGAACCCAACAGAGGGAGACAACCCCACGCCAAGCCCGATGCGTATTCCAACGGGTGACCCTATTCCAATCCCTAACACGAACCCCCAGCAGTACCGACAACCATATGTCGATATTGTCCCGTCCCCCACGGTTGACAACCCTTGGCGGGTCGATGTGAAGCCGGGCGAAACCACTTCTACAAATCCGAACCCCGTTGAAAACCCAACGCCTGACGGAGAGGACAAGCCAGCCGAAGAGCAGGAAAAAAGCCTCTGCGAAAAACACCCTGACATATTGGCCTGCCAAAAACCCGAGCTGGACGTTCCAGACGGTGAAATCCCCAAGGTAACCAAGCAGATCACATACGCGGAAGAGGGCGGCTTTGGCGGCGGTTCCTGCCCCTCTAACGTTTACGCCAACCTGCACGGCAAGCAAACGATGGTTTATGAGTGGACGCGCACCTGTAGCGTGGTTTCGACCTACATCCGGCCAATCATTCTCCTGCTCGGTGCCATGGGCGCACTATTCATCCTGATTCCGGGGCGTGACTCATGAAAATAGGCACATGGCTGCTGGCCCTCGTCCAGCCCTTCATTGCCCGAATCCTCACGGCTTTGGGTTTCTCGCTCGTCACCATCGCAGGCATGGAAGTCGTAATCGACCAGCTCAAGCAGGCGGTGATTTCAGGCGTCAACAGCATGCCGGCCGATATGCTGAATATCTTCCTTCTGGCTGGGGGCGGGAAGGCTTTGGGGATGATTCTCGGGGCCATCGCTACAAAGCTGGTTCTGTGGCAAATCCAGAGCGCTACGCGCCTTCTCGGCGTCAATCCGGGGTAACGCATGATCACCATCATCACCGGCACCCCCGGCGCGGGCAAAACCCTGTACACAATCGAAAAGCTGCTGCAACCTTTGGTTGGAACCAGCATCACCTACACCAACGACGCGGGCGAAGAAGTCACCGCCCCGCGCACCATCTACACCAACATAAACGGCCTTCTGCTCGATCACGAAAAAATCGACGGTGGCGACAATCAGGGCCTGCGCGACTGGCACCAGTGGGCAAAGCCGGGGGCCGTGATTGTGTTTGACGAGGTGCAGCGGCACTGGCAACCCCGGGCCAACGGTTCCAAGGTTCCCGACGACATTCAAGCCCTCGAAACACACCGGCACATGGGCGTCGATTTCATCATCATCACGCAAAACGTGATGCTGGTTGATCGCAACATTCACGCTCTCGCAGGCCGACACCTGCACGTCCGCCGGATCGCTAATATGCCCATGGCCATCGTGTATGAGTGGGATCACGTGAGCCGGGGCCTGCTGTATGCAAAGAGCCTGACGAAAAGCCCATGGCGCTACAGCAAAAAGGTTTTCAAGCTCTACAAGAGCGCCGAGGTTCACACCAAGCAACCTCGCAAAATACCGGGCGCTGTGTGGTTTGTCCTGGCTGCACTGCTGGGCACTGCCGTGCTGGGGCCGACAACCTATGCCCGACTGACTGACCGAATCAACGGTGGCAAGCCACCGGAGCAGGGCGCTACTACTCCAGCAAGCGGCATCGGTGCCAAGCCGGGAGCGCCAGCCCTTCCAGCATCAACGCCAGCACCAGCAGCCCCCGCGCCAGTTGCTGCTGCATCTGCCCCTGTTTTTGCTGGCTGCATTTCCACCCGTGACCGGTGCGAATGCTTCGACACACAAGGCCAGAAAATGACCGTTGACGTTGCTTCCTGTGTCGTCAACATGCAGCCATCAAGCTATGTTTTGTCCGGCGGCAGCTTCCCCGAACCACCACCACCGCCCCCTCAGCCATCGCCACCGCAGTTTGTCCCCCACTACAACGACGGGTTGACCTTTGCCGACATACGCCGTGCTATGCGGGAACGGCCTTAGCGCTTCACTTTCTGAGAGACAAACGGGGACCCGGTTACCCCCCTTGTGGGGGTCATCCGGGGCTGGGGTATGGGGCCGCAGGGCCCCATGTTCAACCTACGTGCAACCCGTACCCAATGAAAAAGGCCCCATAACTCGGGGCCTTTGTTATAAATGCTACCTGGAATCGTCTTCCTATAGATTTAACCTTTCTATACATCGTATAAAGTCCAATCGGTACCAATTCGGCAACACCGCTAGCGGATGTCGATGAAAAGATCGCCGCTGCGTTTGCTCCAGCGGAAGCGAGAACCCCGCCAGTCACTAGCAAACCCTTTCCCAGCGCACGCATCAAGCGATCGCCTTTAGGCGTGCCTTCCCATCTCCAGACCATTGCCCGCATTGCCCACGCATTCGCGTCAAACCCCGCGATGCTTGCAATGATTGCTATATCTTCAGGAGCGCATCGTTTCCGACCGTGTCTCCAGTCGCTGATTAAAGCTCTTGAAACGTCCAGTGTTTGCGCCAGCTTGCTATCGCTTCCGCATACTTTTGAAGCGTTGTCAATTAGGGTTTTTACGTCGTCTAAATTCATAGAACAGTTCTCCTTTTTGGGTACATTCCTGTACTAATTCTTTAGTGCAAATGTACTCGCTATGAATCGCCCTGTCATCAGCAGCCGCAACCGTCACCAGTGGCAACAGATTGCCCTGTTTCTGGACGGTATGCCAAAGCGCAAGCCAGCCGCTATTGCTTCCACGCCGAAGGGCGGGCAAGCGCAGCGCCGCACGCCCGCAGGCGGGGGGGCTTCTCGATGACCGGCCCCATGGCCCCCCGTCCTGTAACACGGGGGGAAAGTACAACCCAGCAGGTCGCAAAGATCGACTGGATGAATTGCACCTTCCCTGAACCCTCTTTGTCGGTCGAAGGTTTTGTGGCCTTGCTCTCTCGCATGATGGGACGGCCAATTTCAGGCATCAGCGACCGCGGCATGCTCGGTTTTGATTCTTCAATCAAGCTCTTTGCCGCTCATGGTTCCCTTACAAGTCCAATCGGTTGCATCGCCTTTGGCGGCGATTCACAGCGGGGCCGTTGGTTGCTCCAGCTTACCGGGACAGGTTGCCAGTTTGTGCGCGATTGGGAAGGTTTGCGCGATTTGCTGGAAGGTCTCGACGCGAAGTTAACACGCGTCGATTTGGCTGTCGATTTCCTAAATGGCGAACACACCGTTGATGAAGCGGTGACCCTGTATCAATCCGGAGGCTTCCAGCTCGGCGGGCGCTCTCCGTCCTCTCGGCTTGACGGCGATTGGCTCGGGGGCCAAGAAGGCCGAACCCTCTACGTTGGCAAAGCCAAGAACGGGAAGATGCTCCGCGTTTATGAGAAGGGACGCCAGCTCGGTGACCCTGACAGCGATTGGACTCGTTTTGAGGTGCAGCTCGGCAACCGTGATCGCGTCATCCCTTTTGACGTTCTGACAGATCGTGATGCCTTCTTTGCTGGCTGTTATCCGGCCCTCGCGTCTTTTGTCGAAGAAGCTGCGGAATCCATTCCAACGCTGTCCAAGGGCGGCGAAACCACCATTGCACACCTGTTGCACCACCTGAAGCGGTGCTATGGGAAGGTTTTCGGGATGCTCCTCGAAACCACCGAAGCAACAAACGCCGATCTCGTCGAGGAGGTGCGCATTGTCGGCCTACCCCGTCGGGTTCCTCTTTCCAGCTTGGCGGCTGGCGTCACCTGGGCCGACGTTCAGGCTCAACACAAAAGGGTAACACCATGAAGATGAAGATTCTCGGCTTTGACGGTACTCAAGGCGTCGGCAAAACCAGCGGCAAAGCCTATGCAATCGGCAACCTCCACACTGAAGCTGAACTAGCGCCAGCTTTCGGGGAAGGCGGCATTTCTAAGGGCAGCATGGGCACCACCTACCCCTGCCCTCTTCCACTCGTTCAAAAGATTGCCCACCTCCAGCCGCCCTTTATGGCTGAGGTGGACATTCGGCCCGTGATGCGGTTTGGAAAGCGCGAAGAGCAGATTTTCGACATCACCCCTGTGAGCGTTGCAAAGGCTGCGGCGTGAAAGTCGAGCGCCTTTGTGGATGGCACGGCTTCGAGTATTCAAAAGGGTATTTGACCCTTGGTTACTGGCTCGTTTCCTTTAAGTGATTCCACCTTCTGGCCTCGCGTGCGGGGCCGCTGGGTGTAATTCCGCACCGTTCTCTCTGAGGTATCAAATGAAGCAAAACATCATCAATCGTCTGGCCAAGTCTGCACACGCTCGCGGCCTCACAGCTGCCGGTCTGCTGGCTCTGTTGGGCACCCAAGCCCATGCCGCCCTGCCTTCTGGCGTGGACACGGCCATTACGGCAGCCCAAGGCGACATGCTGTCGGCTATCGGTCTGGTCATCGGTGCCATGGTGGCAGTCTGGGGCCTGTTGAAGCTGGCTTCCAAGCTCGGCTGGCGCTAAGCCATGGGCGACACCACAACCAACACCGCCACGGCCACCGGCGAGACGGTCACGGTTGTGGTGCAGCTTGAACCCGCACCGCCCAATGAAGAGCGCATTGCAGACCTTCTTGCGCTTTTCGGGCTGGTCATCCTGGCCTGCGTTTCGGTGTGGGGCGCGAAACAGTTGCTGAACTTGTTCAGCATCAACCCCGACAACGACTAACCCATGCAAAAAAATGCCAAGCTCTATCGAAATGCTCTTCGCGGGCTCGTTGCTGCTCTTGCTTTGGGTGGCTTTCAAGTAGCAGCGCACGCCGCTTACACCAACGCTACACCCCCGCCAAACTATAAGGCTGCTGCTGGTGCGGCGCAGGCCACATACGCAGCCGCCGCTAACGATAGAACCCTGCAAAATTTCATCCGTCAAGTGGGCGGCGCTACGGTCACCGCTGGCGGTCAGGCCGTAAAAATGAATGTGGCCTACAAAGTCGGTAATGCGGCTGGCCGTGTTGCAGCTGCTGTTGTTTACGCACACCCCGGTCTGAGAACCGCTGCAAGTATTGCAGCATGGCTCGGCTCTGCATATCTCGCCTATGACGCTGCTACCGGCACATGGCGCAAAGTCGAGGATCAAGTAGGAGGTCAAACTCTTGTCTGGAAGTACGACGGGAAAGACTACACAACAGCCGATGCCGCTTGTAGGGCCGCTTACAACAGGTTAATTACCAATAAGACCGCTTATCCATACGCAGGCGCTTCTATACGCTCAAATGGCACTCAGGCAGATTGCAAAAGTTCGACGGCTTCTTATCCAAATAATCCGCCGTCGATTTTTGAAGGTGTCTCGGCAGTTAAAGTACAGACGCCTTTGGTTTGTCCTGACGGCACTACTCAAACGCCCGCCGGTTGCTTGACTGCGCCACTCACCCAGCCTGAATTTGTCGAGCAGATTTCACAAAAGCCGATGCCGTCAACGGTTCCGCAGGAGTTGCCCTATCCAACCCCCCTGCCAGTGGAGCAGCCATTTATCAACCCTGCGCCCGGTGAAAACCCATCCAATAGGCCACAGCGTATCCCCACCGGTCAGCCTGTCCCAATTCCCAACACTGACCCACAGCAGTGGCGGCAGCCTTACGTTGACATAGTGCCAGCACCCACGCCTGAAAGCCCTTGGCGCGTGGATGTGAAGCCGGGAGAGGTCGAAAGCCCCAACCCGAACCCCGCCGAAAATCCAAACCCTGACACCGATACTGACAAGCCCACGGAGGAACAGGACAAAAGCCTGTGCGAAAAACACCCCGACATATTGGCTTGCCAAAAACCCGAGCTGGATGTGCCAGACGGTGAGATTCCCAAGGTCACGAAACAGATCACCTACGCGGAAGAGGGCGGCTTTGGCGGCGGCTCCTGCCCCTCCAACGTGTACGCCAACCTGCACGGCAAGCAAACGATGGTTTATGAGTGGACGCGCACCTGTAGCGTGGTTTCGACTTACATCCGGCCAATCATTCTCCTGCTCGGTGCCATGGGCGCACTATTCATCCTGATTCCGGGGCGTGACTCATGAAAATAGGCACATGGCTGCTGGCCCTCGTCCAGCCCTTTATTGCCCGCATCCTTACTGCTTTGGGCTTCTCTCTCGTCACCATCGCCGGGATGGAAGTTGTAATCGACCAGCTCAAGCAGGCGGTAATTTCAGGCGTCAACAGTATGCCGGCCGATATGCTGAATATCTT